AAAACAAATATAAAAAGATATATTGTATCAATATTATGCATCCTTTTGTGTCTTGCTATGTTCTAAAATTTCTTTTCTGAATTGTTGAAGAGCGTCTTTTAATTCTTGAGCTGATTTTCTAGCTCTTGTACCCGCACTTTTATTTCCTTTGTAAAATTTAGTAGCATCAACTGATAACAACTCAGTTAGTTCTTTAATTTTTTCTAATGTTTCCATCTTTCAAATGTAATTTAGTTTATTGTTTATTTTAGAAAATTAACTTTTTTTACCCTGGTGTAAATAGAATAAGGGGTTTTTTTAACTAACCCTTTTTTCTAACATCTTATAAAGTTCTGTTAATATGTCTAGGTCAGACTTGCTGAATGGTTTATCAATATCAAAAACTTCGAAGATAAAACTAGGTATAGACTCTTTAATCGACCTATCAGGATGGTTGTAGAACGTATCCATGAAAAATGATTTAAAGTAGTCTCTGTGTTCTCCTTGTTCTTTAATATTGATGGATTCTTTTTTGAAGTCGGATATCATTTTTGACCAACACCATTCAAAGTGTCGTTCATTATCTTCTTGAGTTAAAGATATTTTGGTCTCGTTTTGTTCACCGCTACCCCCCATATAGGTATCGACAATGATATGATTCAAAGACTTGAATATATCACCGTACAATTCAATTTTTTCAATATTCATGTTATGTATATTGAACCAAATTGTAACTTCGTCGTTTGGAATTGGTTTAGACATCCAATTAAAAAAATTCTCCATAGAGTTCATCTATGGAGAATATAATAAAATTGTAGTAAATGTGAATTTTTATTGTGTTTTTCTGTCGTATCCGATTAAGTTTTTCATCTTATTCATCTCTTCAGCAATAATTTTTGTTTTCTTATCTTCAGTTGACTCAAGTTGATTCATAATTTTCTGAGCTTTAGCCGTAGAACTCTTTTTCAATCCACCTGATTGTTTTTTGTCTCCAGCAATGTCAACAGGTTGTGGTTGTCTTTTATATGATACGTTCATTTGTTCAGCACCATACAAATTCTCGTCGAAGTTCTTTTTAAATCTCTCTCCAACTTTAGTACTTCCTTTTGATACATTACCTAAAGCTTTACCTTCTTTGTCTGTAATAGCATTTCCTGTAGTTGAATCTCCTTTAAGGTATTTATCGATTTTTTCATCGTCAGGTTTGATTTCATCGTAAACTAAGTTAGTCATACCAGGATAAGCGAATGCCTCGATATATTCCTCAACAGCGTCAGATGGATTGTATTTCATAACTTTCGCATCTTTTTCCATTTGATAATTACTCTTAGGGAAATCGTCAGGACTTTCTGTATACTCACCTTTAGAACCCGCCTTAACGTATTCTTTCATCTTTTTAACAACTTCTTTAGCGTAGTCGTCATTTTCTTGTCTGTTCTTTGCTAAAACTTTGTTAGTGTCTTTTAACCCTTGTGGTTCTTTAGTAGGAATGTTTTGTTTCTCAGACTTATCTTTAACTTTTTGTTCAACAACAATTTTTTCAATCATGTCAATTAATTCGTCTTCAGTTAATTTTAAAGACTTAACATTCTCCTTAACAGTTTTAAGTATTGAAGATAAATTCTTTTGGTTTGCAATTCTTCTATTAGATTCTTTCACGTTGTACTTTTTACCGTCAACTTCAAACGAATCTTTACCATCTTTTTTAGCGTCAGCTAAAGCACCTGAGAAAGCATTTCCTTCTTCAGTTTCTTGTTCACCCATATCTCTTGGTGTTCTAACTCTAAATGGTTTACCACCAAACTTATCTTTATACAAGTCAAAGTATTTTTTACCTTCTTTACCTGATGCAAACATTGCTTGTTTTCCACCATATTTTGAATCAAATGAATCAAAGTCGTCAAATTCTTCTTCATCATAATCAAAATCAAAATCACCTGTAAATTGTCTATCTTTTTCGTCGTAGAATCCATGTTCATCGTCGAATGACCCAATCATTTTTGGTCTACGAGTTACATGAAACATATCTCTACCCATATCCATATCTTCTTTTTCAGAGTCTTCTCCATCTTCACCTTCCTCGTCGTAGAAAAACCATTCCTCAACTTCTTCCTTGTGAGATTTAGCATCTCTTAATTTTTTGAAGTCAGCGGCAGTGATTTTACCTTTTGGCTCTGCAACGTCAATCTTTTTTTGACCACCTTTAAGTTCCTCATCCATTTCGATTTCAGTCCACTCACCTTCATTAATTGTTTTTGATAGTTGTTTAACCTTAGATTCAATTTCCTCATTAAGGATTCTTGAAACTAATTTATCAATATTGTTTTTAAAATTACTCATCATTATTTGTTTTCTAATAAATATCTTTATTTGTTTCTTTTACTGATTTTTTCATACTCATATTCCAAAATAGTCTTAATAACACTCTCACTAACACCTGTTTTTCTCGCAACGTTCTTAATTGCTTCTTTAACTGATTCGTTTTTACTAATCTTAATGTTGCTAATATCTCCTTGATTACAATAAGGGAACTTAGTACATTTCTTTTTAATTTTAACAAACCCACCACCAGGTACTTGTGTTTTTCTACTTGGACCCCAATCTTTCTTCTTAGTTGATTTAGCCCACATCGAAGGACTCTCATAACCTCCAACTGACCCTGAAGTTGTAGCTTCTTTGGCTTCTACCTTCTCAACGTCACTTTCCTTTAACTTAGGGTTTTCACTTCTACTTCTTTCCCAAAACGCATCGTCTCCACCAAATACTGGTCCTGAATATGCTCCTGATGAACCTGAACCTGTTGCCTCTTTAGTTTCTTTCTTCTTACGTCCGTCACAATGTGCCTTCTGACTGAAACCTTTTGGGTTTGAGCAGTCTATAGATTTCTTATACTTCTCACTCCACTTTTCAGTAACCTCGTCTTGTTCTTTAGTTTCTTTCTTTTTAGGAGTTCTAAATCTATTCTTAGGTCTATCTTCTTCATCTTCCTTATCTTCCAATCCTCTTTTACCTATGTTTGTTAATATAGTATTCAAAACATCCGTTGTTAAACCAGGAGTCTTACCTCCAGGATAATAATTAGAATGGCCTTCAGCCTCTTTAACATCTTTCTTTTTTTGATGAAGAAACTTTTTGATACTTCTTTTAATCATCGGTGTTCCGTCTTCAGTAACTCCTTGCTTATAAATCGCGTGGTCGGTCATAGTTCCAACATTAGCTTTAACTCCACTATATGCCTTATCTAATCCATCCTTGAATACAGTTTGTGGTGATTTCTTTTCCATTGTTATGCGTTTTTAAGTTTTGGTTCCCAATAACTTCTATTCATCCACATGAAATGGTAGAACTCACGGAACATTCTTAGTGTAATATCTTTAATATCACCTTCTAACTTTCCTCTTTTGATTTCCTTACCTATTCTGTCGATTAGTTTATCTTCGAATTGTTTGACAGTATTGTTATCCATAAAGTTTCTAATCTCTTTACGCATCAATACTTCAATCTCTCTTACCTCTGAACTTGTTAATGCCATTATTTTGAAATTAATAAGAATGTTGATGCAACTATACCAGCAAAAGTTCCAACCTTCCACAAGAAAGTCTTAGTCCTTTGTCCTTTTAGTTCTTTATGTAAACTATTAGTTAAATCTTCCGATATTTTTAATTGCTCATCTTTTTTACCAATGATGAATAGGTTGTTTTTATCTTTATCTGTTAACAGAGTAATGATATTATCTTTTTGAACTTCTCTCTCACCAAGTTTGACGATTTTGTCGTTCAATAATTTTACTTCTTCTTTACACCCATCATACTTTATAAGGTCTTTTGCAACCTCTCTAAGGATTTTATTGGGTAATGCTGTTTTGGTTGTATCTGTTTGTGAAAAAGAATTCAAGCTCAGCATCAGAGTAAGTGTCAATAATAGTAACTTTCTCATGTGTATTGTTTTTTACGATGGTTAAATTGTTATCAATATGTTGTACTTCTTTAGTGATAGTAACAACATTTTCTTTTACTTCAGAAACCTTATTGTCGATTTCTTTGTTTACGACTTGTGCCGAATCAACTTCTGTTTGGATACTTTCTATTTTCTCCTTGTAAGCTTTAACGTCAGTCTTAATACCGTTGGTTGTAAAGATGTTCCAAGCAGCTAATACAATCACAATGAGTAATAAGATGGTTTGTTTGTTATCTTTCATAGTTAATGAATTATTGTGGAGACTCAGGAGTCTTCTTTCTACTAGCAAGTACTTTACCCCATTTAGATTTAAACTTTTGGTAGTACTGCTGAAGTTTATTTAACATCGCAAGGAATTCTTGGTCAACCTTAATCATTTGTCCATTAATATAAATTCCACTATCCTCACCAATTGTGAAGATGAATTCGATGTCCTCGTCAATAAGTTTTCCTGACCACTCAACATTATTTGGGTAAACATTTAATGTGTTGAAGTCAACTAAGTCTGATACTTCGGTAACAAACTCGTCCATGGTTTCTTGGAATGCTATCTTATCGTCAGATGTGATATCTAAATCACTTCTGTCTTTACCGTGTAAAGCTAAGATACCACCTGAGATTCTGTACTTTTGTACTTTATCTTTTGGTGATGGTGTCTCACCTGAACCGATTTCTTTTTCTGCGGTTTCGTACTCGGAGTCCTGTTGAATTCTGCTTTCAACATCTTTGGCAACATTTATCTGTGTGTCTTGTTCAAATAAGAACTTAGACTTTCTTAATAGAGACTTAATCTCGTCGTATCTCTCGTTATGCAAATTGCTCATTTTCTAATAATTTTCTAAAGGTTTCGAAGTTAAATGATGGGTTTAAATCAGTGAAGTCAGAACTGAAATTACTCTTTGAGATAATTCCTTCATAACTCGCAATACCATCAACTTTGGTATTATGACCTATACACTTATTTTCAATTCGAAGAGTTTGAGTTAATTGGTTACACAAATCCGCAGTTGACTTAATCTGTGATGTTGTGTAGGGTTGCCAAAAAAAGTAATCTCTCCATTTTTTTTCGTACACCTGTTGATTATAAATACTTCCTTTCCAGTTAATATAATAGTTGGTTAGTGGTTTCTTTTCCAACCAACCTAAATTCTCCAAACATATGATTATGGAGTTCCTATTTACGTTTTCTTCCGAGAAATAATTGGTGTGTGATGTGTTAGAGAGTAACTGTAAGATGTCACCTTCTCTTGTTATGACGTAGTTGGGTATTCTATCAAACTTCCCATTGTACCTAAATTTAAGGGAGGACAGGTATTCCCCGACCTCCCTTGATGTATGACACAGGATTATTTGTTTCTTTTTTTTCTGTTTACCAGTCGGTTTGAAGTTTCCATATTTTTGGATATCAAGCATCTCTTCGTAAATAATTCAACACCTTTTTATCAGGTTCGTTTATTTCTTCCACACCTGAGTCATCAGGTCCGTTAGTTCCTGTTGGTCCTTCAAGTGTTCCGAATTTCTGTTCGTTTAACTTAACCAACTCTTCTTCAAGTTTCTTTAACTCTTCTTCAGTTGGTGTGTACTTGTCTTTTTCAAACTCAGCTTCCATCTTACCAGCTTCAATACTCAACTTGTCGATATCAATCTCAGTCGGTAATGTGGTAGGATTCTTTTTCTCCTCTTCTTCAAACTTAACTAACATGTGTAAGAATGAAAGAGATATAATTGGTAACATACCTCCTGAGAATAATGCTAAGAATCTCTTATGACCAATAGGGTCTCCTGATTCAACTCCTAAGTAACTTACAATAGGGTCAACCAAATCAACCCAGTCTTTAAATGATTGTGTTGAAACATCAATATACTGATAAGCAAAGAATATGTTACCAATAAACTGAATCAAGGTAACAATACCGAATGGGAAATAAACTTTCTTACCCATTTGTGCGGATATCGCCGCCAATGCAGATAACGCAGCAATCTCAATACCTATTGATAGGTATATTGCCCAACTGAACGGGTTTGATAATCCATACCACGTTGTAACGTGTGATATAGACACAAACGCAACCGCCAAGATTGGAACCAAGAACGCAACGTAGATTATTGTTTTAAAATTCTTTTGAAACCAATTCATTATTTTTGTGATTTAAGTTTTTTTATTTCCTCATCAATCTCAGTTTGTCTTCTAACATCAAGAAGTTTTCTATCAGTTGCCTGAATCATTCTCTTCTCAGCCTCAAGACCTGAAATCTTTAACTCAACACTTAACTCTTGTTTTGTGTAAGTTGAATCTTTTATTGCTGTAATTTCTTTTCTAACTTTGGTTAACTCTCTTGAGTCACCACAGCTCTTAAACAAACTTAATAGTGCTATCACCAATACGATTGTTACAAAGTTATTTTTAATAAAGTTTTTCATAATTTATGTTTTTAATTTATCCTTAAAATATAAAAGGTGTATTAAATAAATACACCCTTTACATCAATTTATAGATAATCGAATAGAATACTCGTCTCGTTTCTTAGTTTTCTAAGTGCTTTTTCCTTGATTTGTCGAACCCTTTCCTTGGTTAAATCGAAGTCATTACCGATATCTTCCAAGGTTCTTGTTGAACCTGATAACCCAAAATAATCTTGAATAATTATTTTTTCTCTCTCATCCAACACGTCCAACATAGACAATAGTTTCTCTTTTAGAGTTTCCTCCGTAGACATATTAGCATCCGCCAAATCAGCATTAGGATTGTTCAAGATGTCCAATAGGGTATCACCTTCCTCATTCAAAGGATTGTCCAAGTTTACGGTATATGGTAGGTTCGCAAACTTCTCAGGTAGGTCAACACCTGCCTTCTCCAAATCCTTTTTAGCTTTGTGAAGTTCTTGAACCACGTTTACTGGTAGACGAATGGTTCTTGCATTCTCATTCAATGACTGTAAGATAGATTGTCTAACCCACCATACCGCATATGATATGAAACGTAGTCGTTTAGACCAATCGAAATTCTCGATGGCTTTCATAAGTCCAAGGTTACCCTCTGCAATCAAATCAGGTAGGTCCAATCCTTGGTTTTGGTATTGTTTACTCACGGTAATTACGAAACGTAAGTTACCCTCCAAAAGTTCTTTTTGGATTTCTTTAGTTTCTTCTTCTGTAATGAAACCTGATAGCATTCTCTCAGCTAACTCACGTTCCCTTTCAGGAGTCATTACTTTCAGTTTACGAATGTCCTTTAAGTAGTGACTAATCTCTTCTTGATTAATAGGAATTGACGATTTTTCTTTCATATATTTTTATTTGCTGTATGTTTCTAAAATATCTTTCTCATATCGACTCAACGATTCAATTCCGTCATTTAGGACTTTATCTAAAAGTTGGTCTAAGGATGGTTTATTGAATAATTTCTTTTCTCTAATTTCATCCAAAAGTGATGCCACAAGGTCATCTTCCTCTTGTTCCATAAAATCTAGATTATTTTTAATACGATTCATGTCTAATATCGTATCAACATCCTCTCCAACGGTCTCCAAATCGAATAAATGTGTAGATACATCTTGAGGCATTAATACTGACACGTCATCAGTCATCTTGTTTAGAATGAAGAAATCTGAGATACCAAAGAGAATTCCTTGGGTATAATCTGTAATTTCTACTTGAGACACCTCGGATGAAAAATGAAAAACTAATACATTTTTTGTGTAGTGGAATTTGAGACTCGGAGAGTCCACGATAGGGGTTAAAGATAAAGCAATGCTCTTACACATCTCTTTTGTTTGGAACTCTCCGATTATAGTCAACAGGTAATTATTCATGTTTTATTTTAATTTAGACAAATGTACTTCAAAAAAGTTTAAACTCGTTTAGAATATCCAACAATTTGGTAAAAATCTTTCTTACCCTCACAATACTCTTTAACTAAGGTAAGTAACCCACGGAACATAAACGCTCCTATAGATTGTTTTTCACACAAAGAGAATAACTCAATAAACGCAGTTAAAGTTCCAACAGTGTAGTATCCATGTTGATTTAACACAGAATACTTCTCGTTAGCATCTGTAACGTATTTCAATTCATATTGTTCTCTCTGTTCAACTGACGTGAATGGTGTGGTTGCGTCGTATAACGCAATAAGGTCATTAACATAAGATAATACAATCGCCTTGTTGAATTCACACTTAACCAATAGGTCCACAATCCAGTGAGTATGTGATGGTGTTCTTAGTCTCTTCCCTTCTTGTTTGTACTTGAGGATAAAATCAAGTTCGGGATTCTCTCCTCGACTTCCTTGATAGATTCCAACGTGAGTTACCTCGTCAGTATTCCAGTACTTAATAGGAACGTGTAGTTCCCCTCCTTTATTATAATTTAAACTCGTCATAATATACTTTTCCTTTTTCTCCTGAATGTTGTTCGTACCACTTACCCTCTTTATCTTGCCAACAATATGGATTGGTCGGGTCAACCTGCCATCTGTATTGAGAATAGAAGTCAAAGTCTTTCTTCAATAGATTGGATTTGTGTGAGTCATGAAACTTTTGATTACCCCACCACTCAGGGTAGGTTACAGATTCATCAATCACTTCGTAGTTCATGGTGTTCTTAAAACCACGTCTAACCCACTCGTCAATACTTGCGTTCAAGTAAATCTTAAGTAATGGTACGTGTTTTCTCCACATAACAGAACAAGGATGGTTTAACCACCCTTTGTAGGGGGTACCATCCAACTTTGGTCTGCCAAGTATTGCATTGATAATTTGAAAGGTTTCAACTCTTTGTTTACCTAAACGTTTGTCGTCAAGGACTTTTAATGATTCGTTAATGTCTGAGTATGGTAGGAATGTTTGCATACGAAATAGTTATACAAATTTTTCTAATTCACCAAAAGAATAATCATAAGTTAAAGCATCGTGATGTACGATATTTTTGTTGAGGATTTCCCATATCCTCTCTGTTGGCTCGGGGCCAGCTAATCGTGTTCTACACTCATTAACGTTATCCTCCATAAATTCAACACCGTATGTTGTTGATAGGGCTTCTTCTAACGTACATCCACTTCTCTCCATCTTTCTAATAACAACCTCAGATAAGAATTGACCATCACCACAAGAGTTGTCCAAAAATGTCTTTGTTGGGTCTGAGAATAAAGTTGGGTCTTCTTTTTCTAATTCATTTAGTATATCTTGAACTAAAGGGGTTGGGGTAAATATTTCTGCAGTTTCTTTAATACGCAATTTATCACGTTCAACACCTGACATATAAACTCTATTTCTTACGTGACTAATGTATCTATTTATCATATTTATAAATATAATATTTTTATTTCACATTTCAACTATGATTATTTATTACATAAAAAATAAATTGAACGGTAAAGGTTACGTTGGACAACATTGTGGTAATTCTGACTCAAGATGGAAACAACATTTAAGGGAAGCTCTACAGTTAGAAAATCCTAAACCATTATATTCCGCAATTAGAAAATATGGTATCGAAAATTTCTCGTATGAAATATTAGAAGAGGTTCCAATTGAATTAGGACAAAAATTTTTAGATATTGCTGAGATTAGTTGGATTCATAAGAAAAATACATACATTGGTAACAAACAAGGGTACAACCTAACTTTAGGAGGTGGGGGAGGTGTAAGAGAATTTTGTTCAACAAAAGGTGAGGGAAAAGCAAGATATAAATGGGGTCAATATTCAACGAATGGTGATTTTATTAAAGAATTTGACACGCCAACTCAAGCGGCAACTATTTTGGGTTGCCCAAATTATAGACACTTATATCATGCCGCAAATTGGCACGAAGGTAAAGGAATGTACGGTAAAGTTTATTGTGGATTCATGTGGAAAAAAGTAGAATTAGGACAAAAACTTCCAAAAAAAATCACCCCTCTTCTTGAATTAGATATGGAAAAATCAACCCCAATCACTAAAAGGAAAAAACCAAAGTCATCTGTAAGTCAAGATTATGAAATAGGTCAATATGACTTTTTAGGAAACTTAGTCAACATATGGCCAAATAACGGCGAAATAATTGGTAGGACTCTTAATATGGAGGGAGACTCAATTAGACGAAATTTGAGAGGTGAAAG